CAATTGATCTAGCAAATAATTTTATTATAAATGATGGTGGTAAGATAATAGCGGATATTTGTATAAAATCACAATATGGTGCAAAAAGAGAATTTTATGTTATAAATGTTGGTGCAAAAGCAATAGCTCGCTGTACGGAAAATTTTTTTAAAAAAATAAGTGAAAATTCACCAAATGAAGCAATATCTGTTCCAGGTGATGAAAAAATAATAAAGATGCAAAAAATGTTGGATAGAATTTATACAAATATACCATATGATGATAATTATAATATTTGCTATGTTAATGGTGATTGTACAAAATGGTCTGCTGCAGAAACAATGGGATCTTTTATAACAATGTGTTATAGTTTAAAAAGTTTTATTCCTGAAAATATGTATCAATTATTATTAGCAACATTTAACTCATGGAGTAACAAATATATTCAAGTACCTATGGATATTATGGAAAAAGTTATTGTTCCTGACAAAGAAGAAAAATTAGTTAATCAAACTTTGTCATTTATGTTAGATGAAAAAACAAAAACAACTGGTCAAATACATAGTACTCAAAATTTTTTGCAAGGTATGTTTAATTATGCTTCTTCTTATAAAGCAGTGTGTTGTACAAATTATACATGGTATGTTTGGAAATTAATGTATCCTAATTCAAAACTTATTTTAGAACATATGGAACATTCTGATGACTATGTTTTAGTTTTATTATATACAGATGTAAAAGAAGTTGAAAGATTTAGGGTTTTACAAAAAATAATGATGAGGTTACATGGTTATAATGATAGTGATCGTAAAACAAATTGTCAATTTGTTTTTATGGAGTTTGTTTCCCAAATATCGTTTAATGGTGTTATGTTATATCCACAAATAAAAAAAGCAAAAGAAGTAAATACAAGTTTACCATGTACAGGTTATAAGACAGATGTAGAAGCTGCTTTATCAAGAGTTGGTGAATGTATGAGAGTTGGTTGTAATCAATCATTTTTATACTTTTTTCAAAGATTACATATGTTATGTGTTGGAGAAGCATATTCGATTTTACCAGGTATGTATAATTCTTATGATAGATCATTAAATAATATTTTTAATATGCCAATAGAATTATTTGGGTTACCTGATCCTTTACCATTATTTAGTTTGTTATGTAGAGGTAATGTTAATAATTATAGATTATTTAAATATGGTGATTTAAAAACAAAAGTAATGTTATATTATTTGTATAAGAAAGGATTAGAGGTAAAAAGTAAAGAACAATTTCATCATGAGGACAATGAATATAGTTATTCCTTATATAATC